AACGTCATGTTCAAATTATACATTCACAAACCACTCTGATTGGACAGGAGATGGTGCAGGTATAGAAGAGTGGGTGCTTGAAGAAATCATATATATACCAGGAATAGATGATTAAATATGTATGACAATACAACACATTAAAAATGGGGAAAGTAAAAGTAAAAATAGGAGCTCCTAAAATATATGAATTTGGTAGTAGTGATCTAATGATAGACATAGATGCTGGTGATATCTATTTTAAAGACAGAAGAGGAAAACTAAGAAAAATATTAAGCCAAGACACTACACCACCTACAAAAGCTTTACCTCAATTAAACTCCCCTACAATATCTGCATCATTTGCAGTAATTACAAAAAATGTAACAGCCTCCGCAAATATAAGTGCAAGTGGAAATATAATAGGACTATCAGGTTCATTTTTCGGGGGAATAACAACAATAGGAGATATAAGCGCAAGTGGAGAAATAATAGCACTAACAGGTAGTTTTAGGATAATAGAAGGTGGCGTTTTTTAAAATCCGCATATATGTATATAGGAATAATAAATAATAAAATTTAAGTTATGGCAGTAAAAGAAAAAACATCAAAAAAAGCAACAACAAAATTTGAAGACAAAGATCTTCAAACTCTTAGAGAACTTCAAGGACAAACAGACAAAATTGTATATAGTTTAGGACAAATTACTATACAAAGAGAAAGATTAAACATGTCAGAAAGTCAATTAAAAGAAGAACTTACAAAAATAGACCAAAAAGAAGCAGAATTAGGTAAAGAATTTGCTACAAAATATGGTGTAGGAAATGTTGACATAGAAACAGGAGACTTTACACCCTCTAGTTAATTTTTTAAGATATATTTTATATTTATAGGTGACTAAAATAGTCGCCTATATTAGTTTAGGTTTGTAAATTTCTTTCATATTTATATATGTAAGCAAATACAGAATATATAACAATTATCAAATATAAAATAAAATGGCAGAAAATATAATTTCACCAGGTGTATTTACCAGAGAAAACGATTTATCCTTTTTACCACAAGGTATAGGACAAATTGGAGCATGTGTAATTGGACCGACAGTAAAGGGACCGGCGTTCGTACCAACAGTTATTCGTAGAGGTTTTGCGGAATTTGAAGCAAGATTTGGATCTTATGATAAAGATACTTATGTTCCTTTAACAGTAAGAAACTACTTAAGAAACGCGGGTACTGTAACTATAGTAAGAATACTTGGTGGTGGTGGATGGAGATTTGACTCAAATGGTTTAGTAGCACTTAGAAATGCAGCCGTTGATGATTCTGGTGTTAAACGTGTATTAACAGTATTACACCCATCTAAAAATGATGACGCAGCACCTTCAGGTTCTGGGTTTAATTTAGATTTATCTAAATTAGTAGGTGGGGGTTCAGCAGCAGGTATTAATGGAGGTAAAGCAGCTGCTTTTTCAAGTACTTTTTGTTTAAATTTAGAAGGAGATGCCTTTACTTTAAAAGAAGTATCAATGTCATTAGATCCTTCTTCACCTAATTATATTACAAGAGCTTTAGGAAAAAACGCAGATAATTCAAAATCAGGATCAAATGCTTTTGTAGATCAAGCATTCCCTTATATTAATTTTAAAGAATATCAAAGTACATTTGATGGAACTGAAAACCTAGAAATGATAGGTTTACCAGAACATATATTTTCAGGAGGTACAAATAATGGTGGATTTACAGAAGGATATGATCACGCTGCAACTCCATGGATTGAATCAGGGTATACATCAGATGCAGGAGCAGTTTCACCTTTATTTAAATGTCATAAATTAGCAGACGGTACTCAAACAAATACAGATTGTAAAATTAGTATTTTAAATCTTAAAGAACCAGCTGATATTGATGGTGATGAACAATATAGTAGATTTTCTTTACAAGTTAGAAAATTTGATGATACAGATAAATCACCAAAAGTATTTGAACAATATGATAATTTATCTTTAGATCCAAATAATCCAAACTACATTGCAAGAGCAATTGGAGACAGATATGCTGAATGGAATGAAAATATGCAAAAAGTAATTATATATGGTGATTATCCTAATAAATCAAGATATATTAGAATTGAAGTAGATGCAACTATAGATCAAGGAGCAGCTTCACCTAAATTATCACCAAAAGGATTTGCAGGATTATTAGATCCAATTGTTTCAGCAAGTGGAGGTACTGCACAATCAGTATTAGTTCCTTATGTAACTAAATCAGTACAAACACTTAATAGTGTATATAGTAAAAAAGCTTATTTAGGATGGGATTTTAGCAAAAAAGACAACATGATGTGGAATATGCCTATCCCACAAAATACAATAATTAATTCAACAGGTAGATTTAATTTATCTAATTATAATGGACACCCATCAGCATCATGGACAGGATCATTAAGTGCTTCAATAGACCAATCAATGGCAGCAGGTCCTAATGCAGGTCAAGTTAAGTTCTCAGTACCATTTCAAGGAGGTACAGATGGTATGGGACCACATATTGTTAAAAAGACAGGAGAATATATTACAGAAACTAATTTACATGGATTAGATTTAAGAGTAGGTCAGCCAGGTGGTTTAGCTTATGATAAAGCATTAGATATAATGTCTAATCAAGATGAATATGACATTAATATGTTAGCTATACCAGGAGTAATGAATAAATATCACTCTTATGTAACTACACAAGCTTACACATTTGCTGAAGACAGAGGAGATTGTTTCTACATTATGGATTTAGTAGGTCAAGAAGACAATGTATCATCAGCAGTAAGTGAAGCAGATGGAATAGATACAAATTATGCAGGTGCATATTATCCATGGGTTAAAGTATTAGACCCAGCTTTAAATAAACCAACATTTGTTCCACCATCAGTAATTGTACCAGGAGCAATAGCTCAATCAGATAGAATTGCAGCAGAATGGTTCGCACCAGCAGGTTTAAATAGAGGTATTTTAGGAAATGTAATTGAAGCTAGAACAAGATTAAATCAAGCTGAAAGAGACCAATTGTATGAAGGAAAAGTAAACCCAATTGCTACATTCCCAAGAACAGGAGTTTGTATTTGGGGTCAGAAAACATTACAAGCAAGACCAACAGCTCTTGATAGAATTAATGTAAGAAGATTACTAATTGAGGTTAAGAAATTTATCGCAAGTTCTTCTAAATACTTAGTATTTGAACAAAATACAGTACAAACAAGAAATAGATTCCTAAACATAGCAAATCCATATTTAGAGTCAATTCAACAAAGACAAGGATTATACGCATTTAGAGTAGTAATGGATGAAAGCAATAACACACCAGATGAAATAGATAGAAACAGATTAATTGGTGGAATTTATTTACAACCAACTAGAACAGCAGAATTTATAATCTTAGACTTTAACATCCTTCCAACAGGAGCTACATTTGATGGTGGTGGTGGAGGAGGTTACTAAAAAAATAAAAGCATTATATTTATAACGGAATAAAATAAAACAATAAAGATGGCAATATTAAACACAAACGAAATCATGTTCACCGCATTTGAACCTAAAGTACAAAATAGGTTTATAATGTATATAGATGGTATACCAGCATTTTTAGTGAAAAAAATATCAAGACCAAATGTACAATTTGGAGACGTAACTCTTGATCACATTAATGTAAAAAGAAAATTAAAAGGAAAAGCTGATTGGCAAAATGTTACAGCTACTCTTTATGATCCAGTAACACCCTCAGGTGCACAAGCAGTAATGGAATGGGTTCGTTTGTCACATGAGTCAGTTACAGGTAGAGATGGTTATTCTGATTTCTATAAAAAAGATATTAGATTTAATGCTTTAGGTCCTGTAGGTGATATAGTTGAAGAATGGATTATGAAAGGAGCTTATGTACAACAAGCTAATTTTGGGGAAATGGATTGGAGTGTTGATACACCAGTTGAAATTTCGTTAACTATTAGAATGGATTATGCTATCTTAAATTACTAATAAAAAGTAACATTTATATAAAGAAAAGCGCCTATTTTGGCGCTTTTTTATTTCCTACATATATGTATATCTGAACATAAAATAGTTATTAATTAAAAAACGTTATGGAACAAACTCAATTTACAAACACCCAACAACCAACTACCCCTCAACAGGAAGAACCAACATATCAGTTCCCTACAGAGGAAGTTACATTACCATCAAAAGGTTTACTTTATCCTGAAGGTCATCCTTTAAGGTCAGGACTTATACGAATGAAGTATATGACGGCTAAAGAAGAAGATATTTTAACAAATCAAAATTACATTAAAAACGGTACAGTAATAAATAAATTATTACAGTCTGTTATTGTTACACCTTGTGATTATAATGATTTATTAATAGGAGATAAAAACTCATTGTTAATAGCTGCTCGTATTTTAGGATATGGTAGTGATTATTCTTTTAGTTATAGAGATCCCTCAACAGGTGAAGAAGAAGTAGTTACAGTAGATTTAACAGAATTAGATGATAAAGAACTTGATGAAAGTTTATTAAAAAATGGTAAAAATGAATTTGATTTTATTTTACCACATTCTAAAATTGCAATTACTTTTAAAATGTTAACTCACGGTGATGAGGATAAAATTAATAAAGAACTAAAAGGTCTTAAAAAAATTAATAAATTTACATCAGCAGAATTAACTACACGTTTAAAACATATGATTTTATCTGTGAATGGTAATTATGAACAAAAAACAATTAGGGAATTTGTTGATAATTCTTTATTAGCAAGAGATTCTAAATCTCTTAGAAATTATCTAAGTGAACATATGCCTGATATTGATTTAAAAGTCGACTTAGACTTTTCTAGTGGAGCGATCGCGGAGGGCGTAAGCATTCCCTTGGGACTCAACTTTTTTTGGCCTGACGCAGACATATAGAAAATCAATGTTTGATGCTATCCATGATTTAGTATTTCATGGAGGGGGAGGATTTATACATTCAGAAGTTTATAATATGCCAGTATGGATGAGAACATTCCATATTGATAGAATAAATCAGCATAATAGAAAACAAGAAGAAGCAATGGAGAAACAGAGGGGACAATCTGAATTAGATGAAAATAAAAGAATTCAAAGACCCAATATAAAACCATCATCAACATTTAATATTTAAATGAAAGGTATCATAGATACCTTTCTTTTTTTCATATTTATTAGAGAATAATTACACAAAATGGCTGAACAAGACGAAGAAAAAAATTTAGACTTAGCTTCTCAATTAGTAGAAACTTATAAAAAAGCTAATGTAGAACTTATGGAGAGAGTATCCATAATAAAAAATTCATATAGCGAAGCAGCTAAAGAACATGCCTTAATAAAACAAGTTCAACAAGAAACAGAAAAAGCTATTAAAAGTAAAAAATTACTTGTATTATTAGAAGAAGAAATAGCTGAGGGCACAGTTAAATCAGCTGACATTGAAAAAGAAAGAGAAAAATTATTAGATAGAATAAAAAATCTAACAATAGATAAATCATTAGCTGAAAAAGCAGCAAATGCCGCTCAAAAAGATGGTTTAAAAGAACAATCTGAATTATATCAAGATATAGTTAAAGAAATAGAAGACTCTATTGATAAATTAGAAAAAATGGAGGGGGCTGCTAAAGGAGTAGAAGATCAAGCTAAAAAATTAGAAGAAAAATCAGGAACATCATTTTTTACACAATTAGATGAAGCCTTTGGATCAGAAGGTAAAGGTAAAGCAAGTGGATTTTTTCAAACATTAGGAGAAGGATTTGCTGATGCTGCTAAAGAAGCTAAAAAAATTGGTTTTGAACAAGACCAAGCAAAAGCAGCAGGTGTAGAAAGAAAAAAGATAGATTTTGATAAAAGAATGGGGGCGGATGCAAAAGATCCTGCAAAAAGAGGAAGATTTAGAGACAAAACATCAGGAAAATTAGTTGGTGGAGATAAAGTTAAAGCTTTAGATTCTAAAATAGCTAAAGGAGGAGGTGGTCTGGTTAAAAGAATGGGGGGAGCTATTAAAGCTTTAATAGCTAAAATAGGACCAATGCTTAAAAAAATGTT